GCGCTAGTAGCACTTGTTGCTGCGCTTGTGGCAGATGTAGCGGCAGCGGTTGCTGAACCAAGGATGGCATCAACATAGGACTTTGGTGTTGCACTTGATGCGACCATCCCAGCACTGGATAAACCAGTAATAGTTCCAGCACCACTAACAACAATAGATGCTGTTGAAGTTACAGTACCTGTAAGAGTAGCGCCATTGATTGTTGGCGTAGTTAAAGTTTTGCGAGTAAGTGTTGCTACTTGGTCAGCACCGACTATTGAACCATCGCCTGATACAAGTCCGTGCACATGTGTCTGTCCAGCAGATGAAAGAATTGCTGTGTCTGCATCGTAGCCACGAGCAGCAATGTGAGTTTGTTCTTCTTTGAAGTCACGACCAGATACACCATGGCGAACCGTTGTACCAGCAGAGTGTGCTACTGCAGGCGTACTATCTTGCCCACGAATAATTTGAAGCGTTGTTCCAACTACGGATACACAGGTAACAACTTCTTCCTTTGAACCGTCTGGGTCAAGGATAAGAGTAAATGGTACTGTTGGATAACCGCTGACAGATACGACAGCAACGCTTGTTGTTGTATCGCCAGTTGCTGCTGATGAAATTGAGTTAACTAGCGTTGTCTGAATTGCAACGGCGGAAAAGTTCCGCTTTAGTACTCCTGGGTCTCCTGCTGCCATGTGGGTGCCTTATCTCTGGTAGTGTGAACGAACGGGGAATTGACGGCGCATGTTCTCCGCCACTTCGTTTAGACGAGTGTTGTATACATTGAATAGGAAACGGGCTGCGTTAGTACCACTGCCTGCTCCGCGCTGGTTATCAAGTACATCTGCTTCTGCCGATAGTGGACCTAAGCGTGATGGGTCAAGGAATGAAACCATACGGAAGGCTGCTCCATAGATAAGCACATCTTCTGCATACGATGGCAAGCCAGTAACGGTTGACATTTCTTGTGATGCTGTTGAGTTAATATCAAAAAGTGATGGGCGCTTAGCAAAAGCCACATTCACTGGGCGACCAGGAACAATAGGTGAGTACACGCTAAGGCTGTGTCCGAAGTTTGTTCCATTGCCAAATGCTGTTGGGTTAGCAGTACGGTCAATCTGCCACGCACGCACTGGTAGCCATTCTTTAGATGGGCCAATAACTGAGTGGGTAACAGTAAGGATGTTTTCTACTTCATCAGGAATATCATAGGTTGTGCGAGCAGCAATGTAGTTGAATTGGAATTGACCAATGCCAAAGACTTGAGGATACACAGAGTTGATTGTGTCGTTGATAGCCTTCTTGATTTCATAGCGTGGGAATACTGGAGAAGCGATAACCTTAGAAAGATTGTCGTGGGCTACAGCCACTGAACCACGCTGACCGCGCCCCCATGGGGCAAGGGTAAGTACATTGTCAATGTTATTGGTGCTATTAACATACATTAACTCATCGCCTACTTGAATAAAGCCACGGCTAACTACGCTTGAGTCATTAACTGAAACGCTAGTTGCTGTGCCATTAGTAATAGCAGCAGTAAGCCAAGTAGTTGATTCTGTGTTTAAAGTGTAACCGTGGAGAAGTGTCTCAATACGGTCAGTCATCTGTTCAAGAGTACTCATAGGTCAATGCTCCTCAACGCTGACACGGCAGACTTACCAGTGGTACCAGCAAGTTCATTACATACTGCATTTAAACCTTTGTAATTATTTGGTTGACGAGTTGAGTCAGCCTTGTAGTTAAGGGCACCTAGTAAATCTTTGCCAGAAGTACCAGCCCATTTGTTGGCTGCGCCAGGTGCTTCCAGAAAAAGAGTACGGACTGGGTAGGTGCCAGCATTGGCAAGCCTGTTTAATTCAGCAACGAGTGTAGAACCTGCGTAACCAGTAGCCATAATTACTTACCCTTCTTCTGTGCTGCTCTCATGTTGTCCACAAGATTAGGATATTTTCTGCCAGCCTTCTTAGCAGCAGCCTTGGCTGATGCTTTAGCAGCAGGTGAAAGCGGTTTAGATTTCTTATTAGGGTTTGGTTTATCCCATACTTCTTTTTTAGCCATTACCATTTCACCTTATCTGCCCAGTACGCTGCGCTCATTTTGCCTTTAGCAATGTTGCTTGCATGACGAGCCTTGAATGATTTTTGTCTAGCCGTTGGAGTCTTATCTCCACTGACACCCTGTTGACCAAAGCGAATAGTCTTAACCTGGTCACCAGACTTAGCCACAACTACATGTGACTTTGTTGGATGGCTAGGTGTGCGCTTAGGCTTATTGAAACCTGACACTCCTGCTCGCTTTAGTCTTGGGTCTGTCATTTACTTTCCTTTAACCTTCTTAAGATTTGGATTAGCCTTCTTAGCAGCAGCACTCGCACCGCGAGCACCCGCTGCAAGGATTGCACCAGCATTTTTCATTGGGATTCCTTGTTTCTTTGCAATGCTCTTTTGAGCAGCAGCAAAACCCATTCCCTTTTTGGCTGCCATTACTTCTCTCCGAGAGTAGTAGGCGAATTAACTGGGGCACCCTTGATACCATAAGGGTTAACTGTTCCAAAGTTGTCATCTTGATTTACCTGTGCGTTACCGCATCCACATGTTTTGCACATGATTACTTACCCTTTTTCTTTAGCATTGCGATACCCTTTTTTAATTCTTTTACTTTTTCTTTTCTTGGCTCATTCTTTTCAGCAAGTGCATAAGCCTTCTTCTTTAATGCTGGTGAAACCTTTTTCATTGCAGCCATTTTATTTCCCCTTTTGTGTCTTAAGTTGTAACTCTCCGCCGACATAAATGTTGTACTCGGCGGAAATCTGGATAGCACGCTCGGCTATAGACTTAGCATTTGTTATGCTTTGTTCAGTTGCTGCTAGTGCGGATAAGGCTCCCAAGGCAAGTTCCCCGCCTGAGCCAATGGCGTACAAGCCACGGTCATCTCGCATCCAGCCAAAGCCAGAATCTATTTGATAGATAGTTGCATTGATACAAAGCAACATATCAAAGCCAGCATCTTTATCTTCTTTATTATTAGGGTTATAGTTGTAAGCAACGCAGGCTGCCTTAAACGATGGCAGTACCTTTGTCATTACAAAATCATCAGTGCTCATAGTCTTAGATACTCGCGGTGGTATCCATAGTGAATTGGCTATGTCACCTGCTAAAGCATCTCCTGCTACGGCAAATAGATACTCGCCACGCTCGGTAACCTTGTTCATGCCCTTGGCATAGAACGGTCTGTCATCATAGGAAGTCATAGAATCTGAGGCAAGTATTGCCCAGTCTTTTCCCTGAATTCCTACGATGGCAGTCATCCCTTAAATCCCCCCGTGTTGGCATCAAATGCTTTACCAACTTTGTTGGAGTCATCTACTGCTTTTTGTACTTGCTTAAGTGAAGTACCTGCTGGTTGGATACCTTGCTTGCGTGCTGCAGCGTAGGCATCTAACTCTTTGTTCCATTTCTTTTGAGGCATGGAATCTGGTCTACCAGCATCGCCAGTACCTAATTCCAATGTAGCAATCTTGCATCCGAAGCATCCTTCAACAAACTCAGGGTGCTTAGTTCTTTGATGTAGGCTCATAGTTCTGTTATGTACTCCCCGTAATCGCCACCGATAGTTGGGTCGGTTAAACGATTCTTAGTTGCTTGGTCAATGATGTATTCGTGTCCACCTAAGTAATGTTCAGTGGATGCTGCTATATCTGTTTGAGCGGGGAAACGATAACTTGAATAGCGACCACCAATCATTAAGACAGAAACCCCACGGTGGATACCGTAACGAATAAACAGTCTGTCCCAAGCAATCGGGGTTTCAAATACTGTGGGTGGTACAAACTTGTACTCTGCCATTTATTCTCCTTATTAAGTGTAGAGGGAGCGGATTGCTCCGCCCCCTCCACCATCAAATTAGTTCTGGATTGATGAACTTGTCTCGATACGATATAGCGCTTGCTGACGGTATAGTGAGAATCCAAGGACTCCGTACCAACCGATAGGGCGGAAACGCATCAAGCGGTCAACGACTGGTCCGATGACAACATTTGGCTCCTGTGCAACTGCCTCCGCAAGTGCTTGCTTTCCAGCAAGGATTGTGCGGTAAACGGCTGTTTCTGGAGTTACTGTTACAACGGTTGTTGCTGTTACTGCAGCAGTGTTTGCAATGCTTACAGTAATTGTTGTTGTTGAACCAACTGTTTCTAATGCTGTAATTAGAGCACCAGATGCAACACCTGTACCTGAAATCTTATCTCCTGGCTCAGCCTGAGTAGCGATTACAGATGATGAAGCAACACCGAATGTGTAGCCTCCTGATGTACCAGCAACAGTTACTGCTGTTGTAGCAAGTGCTGTCTGGTCTGCACCATCCATGCCACGGTACATACGAGGTGTCTCAACAAAGTAAGCACCTTCGAATGTTCCGATTGTGCCAGGCCAGAACTGACCTGTGCCTGTCTCGGCGTACTTGTGCATGTCGTTCCATCCGCCTACGCCAGTTTCGGCGCGAAGGTCGTGTGAAACTTCTGGGTGAATACCGCACCAGTAAAGTGAACCTTCACGAGGTACAGCCTTGTTAGCACGCAACTTAGCAACAGTCTTACGAATGTTAGCAGCAGTGATTGTGTCTGATGATGTGATTGTTGCTGTTGATGTGCGTGAGCCACCGTAGATAACATTTGAACCTGAGCGCAATGTTTCCATTGCAATCTTGTCAAGTGAGTCTGCCATGTTGAACGCGATGATGTCTGCTACTGCAGGGTCAACATCTGATAGTGAGAATAGTTGTAACTTACGAGTTACAAGTGATGCGTTTCCGTATTCAGCGAGTGAAACAGAAACTGTTGAAACATCTGACAGTGCTACTGCATCTGGGTCAGTTGTCTCTGATGAGAGCGCGGATGTTGCCGCAGCCAAGTCGTTGTAGATTGAGAACACAACGCTTGAACCTGGCATCGCTTGCTGAGCAGGGCGCTTGTCGGCTACTGAACGAATCAGTGGCTGGGAACGAAGCGCGAACTCTACATAGCGGTCATACGCGGTTTTGATTAACCCTGCGAGTGCAGAGGTATCTGTGTATGCCATTAGTTCACCTCCTGGTGATTGGTAGTTTTAGTTGTAAGTCTGAACGCCAAGGATTGAACTTAAATCAGCAGCCGATGTAGCATTTAAAATCCTTGCAAGGGCATCTTCATCTACACCTGGTGGTGTACCTGATTCCATTACATTTTGGATTCTGCGCTGTGCATCGGATGTAGCAGTCTTAGCCTGAGTTTCCTCTGGTGATTGCTGTACTCCGAATACATCGCCATACTCAGTAAGCCATGCTGACACGGCTTCTTCTGTAGTATCAATATCCTGTGGGATAAATGCTGCGACTTTTGGGTTAATTCCCTTTGCTGATAGAACATCCTTGACAGTACGCTGACGAGTCTGAGTCTTTAATGTTGATGCTTCTACCTCAAGTTCTTTCAAACGCTTTTCGAGCGTGCGATTTACCTTGCGTAGTTGCTTGACAACATCCTGTGGCTCATTGCCAAAGTCATCATCTTCGTCATCGTATTCGTAATTGGTAGCCATCTACCTATCTCCCTTTGTTAGTTGTGTTCGCAATCCGCAAGAAGGTTCGGGGAAACCTAATTGGCTATTGCTCCCAGTCTTATACGCCCCCCTGGGCTGGTCGGTCAGGGTGGGGATTCTTTTATATGCTGCTTGATTTAGCCAGTGAGCCAGAGCCTAAGCCTGAACTGCCACTGAATCTTGCTACGCTTCGTGCTGCTCTGCGTTGGCTGTCAAGTATTGCTGCTTGGTCTTTGCCAAGGATTGCTGATACTGCGCTAAGGTCGTTATAGGCAGCACCTTCGGTAGCAGCAATGCTGCTTTGAACATCAGACAATCCACGAGCCTGTTGAAAAGTAACATCAAGTGCTTGCAAGTCCATAGTTCCTGCAGCATTGATAAAGGATTCGGCAACGCCAGAGCCTTCTTTTGTCATACCAAAGGCAAAGTTAGATTTGGCTGCCTTAGCACCAATCTCTGCAGCACGGGCTTGGCGTTGGATAAGGTCAAGACCAATGGTTGGATTAAGCAAGTAAGAAATTGCTGCTGATTTATCAACACCGTAGTACAGGTTAAGTCCAGCAAGAACATCTGGATTCTGTTCAACATCTTGAGCAGCCAAAGCAACCACAGTTTCAAATCGCTTAGGTGATACTAAGTTAGCAATTTGCTTGCCCAGTTCTTGGGTAGTTCCAAATATATTCTTGTCAATGCCATAGTAGTCAAGTGTCTGTAACATACTTTTCTCTTGGCTAATATATGTGCCAGCATCTATTGCTTTACCAGCAGCAGAAAGGGCAGCCATGCCAGGGAATCTTTCTTTCCAGGCATCTGTTTTTTGTAACTCTAAATACATTTGAGAATTTGTGTAATCTTGTTTAATCATTGTATCTATCTCATCAATTAAATTCTGAGGTAGACCAAGGGCCTTAAGTGTATTACCAAATTCAACACGGGCATCAAGTCTGCCTTGAGCAGCAATGTCTGCTGCGGTCTTAGCAGCCGTATCAACTATAACGCCATTTGTGTAATTTGAGCCAAACTTGCTTCCTGTAAATGGCACACCATTTATACTAAATGGGTCATCCTCTGTACCACTACCAGTAAAATTTCCACCTAATGTTGTAGTAACTGGGGTTGTAGTTACTGGCGTAGTTGTAACTGGAGTGGTTGTAACAGGTGTTGTGGTAACTGGTGTAGTTGTTACGGGTGTAGTAGTTGTTGCTGTGGTTGCTGCTGCAGGTGTCCATGTTCCTGTTGCAGCATTAAATGTTGGTTGGTTTTTAAGAGAATTAGCACCCGTAATAGATTGTGCACTAGCCTGAGTTTCGCCAGCAAATACGCGACCACCATAAAGAGCACGGTTAGCATCATTATCAACTGCACCGTAAAGTCTCCACTCTCCAGTTGTACGCCCACCAATCCAGGAGTAATACTGAATCATTCCTGGAACTTGAGGAGCAGCAGGGCGAACAAAATAATTTAACATTGGATTGCTTGCTCCACGAGCAGCAGCCTCCGCTTCAAATGAAGCATCACGAGCAGCCTGGAGATAAGCCATCTTTTCGTCATTAGTCATTGCTGCGCGTTGTGCTGCAGTTAAATCATTGTAGGCTGTTTTAGTTGGGTCAGGCTTAGCAGTAACAACAGGTGCAGTGGTAACTGGTGTAGTAGTTACAGGAGTCGTAGTTACTGGAGTAGTGGTAACAGGTGTAGTTGTCACTGGTGTAGTC